GCCGACCCCATAGACGCAAACTTGCGGAGCTGCACTCTTGTGCCGTCCTCAAGTTCGCTCGTCATAGACCTGCAGGCCAAGATTCCTCCGAGGAGGAACTTGTGATCTGCAAACAGGGTTTTGACGAGGGCAAGAGATATGCGATCAGAGGCCTCAGAGAGGTCAATGGTTGCATACGAGCCATCCCGACTTCCCGCTTGCGCGAGGAGTTGGTTAGGCTCACGAAACTCGAAGCTCACTTCTGGATGTTTGTACATCCAATTCGTGAACAGGGATGCGAATCCCTGCTGAATGAACTGGTTATAGACCGGTTCGATAGTGATAATTCGAGGGCTCTTGGCCGTTTTAGGAACAGCAATCACCCTTGCGGGTGGTTCTGCTCCAGGGGGGTGCAGTACCATTTCTTCTCCTTCACAGGAGAGGTCGTGGTTAAGGTACTCAGTGGACAGAAAGTATCTTTCGAGTCTTTCGGTCCACTCCTTGTTCCGCCACTTTCCGTTAGACGTAAGTGGTTGGGAAACTGCACCGGGTCCATGCTTTGCGCCGGATAGAAATCCGTCGTGATACATGAACTTCTCCATTCTGGAGAAGTATAGACCCCAAGCTTCACGAGCTGTCCGCCTGAATTCCTGTGAAAGCGATTCAGGGATCAGCTGTGAAACTTCATTGTCCGTTGACACATAGCCATCAAAAGCGGCCTTCAACTTCTCAGGAGAAGGCAACTCTTTGAGCTTTCCCTGCAGATGTAAAATCTGCCGGAGAGCCATGATGGCATCTGTCATCGGATGTGTGAGAAGCACACCTCTGTCGTCGAAAACCATGCTCCAGAATCCGTGTAGAAAACGCGGACGTCTGTCTGTTTTGGATCGAGCTCGTGAGAGCGCCGTTCCTTCCAGAGTGAGCACTTCCAGTGCAAGGGACTGCTCGAAAGCAGAACCAAGTCTTGGGAGTTCCAAGGTGAGAATTTCTTCTCCTCTTGATTCGACCATCGATGTCAATGTTGCGACATCAAGTGAGGTGTCAATGCCCAATAGCCGACCCTGATCTCTCAGGACGGCTATGTGGAGGTCAGTCTGGCTTTTCATACATGGCTCCTTTCTAGGGGTAGTGTATCCAGCTATGACTTCCTGCCTAGCGTATTGCTACGCTGCAGTCACCTGACTCCTACGTGTTGCCACGTAGGTCACCATGATGGCGAAAGTAGCTGAAATGGCTGATGTGAGAAAAATCATCATCATCCAAAGCAGTGTTTCGTTCATCAATTCTCTCCAGCAATCAGCTTGATAAGAGCTGCGTTGGAAGAGGCGGTGAGATACGTCAGGAGTGCAACCGCAAGGTCTTTCTGCTCTGCAGCAGAGAAACCCGTCGGGGGCACATCAATCGTCACCGTGACACCACCCATCACCAGGACGTTCGTCGTGGTAATGAGGGGATCGGTAGTGACCTTGGAATAAGTGAGACGCGCCGAATGGCGGTTTCGCTTTCCGTAGGTCGTACCGGCGGTGAGAACCGTCTTGGCGTCGTAGTTAGAGAACTTTCCGAGTTCTCCAACCCCGTTCACACGGGGCAAACTAACGGCACCAGGAACGGTTCCGATTGTGACAGACTGCGGATCGGCGAATGCCATGATTCCTCCTATTGAATTGATATTCAGTTGTGTGTGATCATCGCGCTCGAGCGAGCCCAAGTGCGACTAGGATTGCCCATTGACTCGCTGAAAGCGAGCCGAGGGCAGTCTCAAACCCGTAGGGCGAGGCTTTGAGCCTTACCTTCTGTGTAGCTTTGTGTTCGGAGAATACGGTGCCATTCCAGGCACGTATTCCCGTTCCACTCGTTTGCACAGTAGGCCTAGGCACAAGGCTACGTGAGACAGCTGTTCGCTGAAACGTAGCATATGCATAGTTCAGGATCAGATTCGACGTGTGGATATTCGAAAGATTTTCCACAATGGTTCCTATGTTAGTGAACCAGTCGATCAACCATGACCAGGGAACCAGCTCCCAGATGACTTGGGGTGTAAGGCGCATACCGAGCAAATCCTGCAGGCGGTCCGAAAAACCATTAGTTTGGTCATTCGGAACTAAACCTGTTTGGAATCGCACGGTAGTCCTCACATCCATCGTCTCCTGGGCCGTATGCATCACTGAATGTCCCGCAGAGAAGGCGCTAAAGGCATAACCCGTTTCTTCAAACGAGTTCGTCTGTTGCGCCAACGTGTTACCAAAGCCCAAAAGGACTCCGGTAGCAGTACCTGAGGGAGCATAGCCAGTATACGTTACCGCATTCTGGCGAAAGTGAAGCGTACGGCGCTCTGTCCTTCTAGTGCTATCAGGAGGATACAGCAATGAATCGATAGTCGTCAAGACTTCGATTGCATTGTTGATATCTCTCATGATGGGAGACCATCCGAAGACATTCTCGAGGTAGGATCCACCAACGGCGGATCCTGCACCGACGAGGCCTGATTTGGTTACAAATCGGGCATCAGTGATTGTCTTCAAATGTTGTCTGAGGTTCCGAAGAACACCAGG